AAATAGACACTTATCACAAAGAAGAAGGTTTTGATGGTATTCAATTCCATTATGTTATAAGACGTAATGGCGTCATTGAACGTGGTGTTCCAATCAACGATAAGAGTGAAGCGTCTCGTGTGAATGGACATGAAGAGTTTGCGGTTGATATCTGTCTGGTAGGTGGCATTAACGCACCGACAGGTACACCTAACGTAGACAACTATTTCAGTGATGCATCATATACACGTGCACAGATGGAAAGTCTTGAAACGTTTGTTTGGTCATGGTATAATAGATTCCCAGGCGGAGTAGTACTTGGTTATGGAGATATAGATAACCAAAGTGAACAACCATACTTCAGTGTAATGGAGTACGTCGAAGACAGATTCGATAAACCACCTGTGTTCCAAGACCCATCAAGTGAATCGCCAGCAAGTCCTGTTGATTTAGTTAAGAAGAGACCTGTATGAAGACCAGTAAACAATTAGGTTCTAACCCTGCAAGAGAACAAACCGAGGGTGTACCACTAGACGGTTTTCAAGACCCGACAGGCGAATACCCAAGGAACGAGTATAATAACAGTTCTTCGATTAACCAAGCTGCACGTGGTACTAAGATTCACGAGTTGTATCTTGCTGCGGGTGATGTTGATGTTTCATTGGATTTACCACCACTCTCACCGTCTGTATTTCCACACTCCCAAGTAAAGGAAACTGAATCTGGACATGTGGTTGAGTATGACGATACGCCAGGCAACGAACGTATACTCATTAAACACCGTACAGGTGCGGGTGTCGAAATGCGTCAAGACGGTACGGTAGTTGTTTCTGCAACTAACAATCGTATCGAAGTGACTGGCGGAGACCAGACCACAATTGTAGAAGGTAATGGTACTATCGTATATCACGGTAATCTCGACTTAGAGGTTACAGGTGACTATAATGTTAATGTTGGGGGTGACTATAACCTAACAGTAGAAGGTAATTACAATCAAAGTGTATACATGGACAAAGATACTCGTGTACACATGGATACCATCTATCAGACTAACCGTTCAAAAAGTGAATTGACTCTAGAAAACGAACTACATACGGTACTAGGATATAGAGAACAGAACGTCAAGGTATATAAAAAGACACAAGTTCAAGGGCCAATCACATCTCACACTGACCAAGATATGGTTGTAACTGCTTACCAGAACATGTCACATACTGCTGATAACGTCAACGTAACTGGACGTGACTTGACAGTGAATGGTGTTGATGGTAACATTGGTGGTGATAATATCGAGTTCATTGGCCCGATGTATATGGGTCCGAAGGGTGCGATTACAGGTTCGGGTTCGGGTGCTGCATTCTACGGTTCATTCTATGGACAAGCAACCGAAGCATTGGTCGCAGATAAGGCAGACGAAGCAAACAAAGCAGGTAGTGCACCATCTGGTCCTGCCGGTACAGGTGCATCAATCAAGTTGTCTATGGATAACGAAGGTCGTGATAGACCTCTACCTACCGAGGGTGTACTAGAGAAAGTATTGACCGAAAGTGGATACAAGTTGCAAGTCATCAAGGTTGACCCAGACGATAGGTTGAAAGCAGAACGTTTATTTGACGATAAGTATAGTAACATATTCGACAAAGAACCTACACTTGCAGAACTTCGAAGTGCAATGCGTGACCCCGCAAACCGAAGTAAACTTGGTTCTAAATTAAGTGGTACAGAGATTAGTGCGACATATAACAATCCAACGCCTAAGAAGATTGGTCGTACTTCACCGAAGACAGGTAGTTCACGTTTTGGATACGAACCTATCGGTAACGCAATCGTGAACAGAGGTAAGAAATTTAAACTATGATTATTTTAGCAGACCCAAGATATAATCCTAATTTTAAAAACGAGTCTGACATTAAATCAGAGTTGAGGTTAACGCCTGGCGTTACACTTTCTAAGTTCCTTGGTTCATACTCAGACCCGACTCCTTTGCGTAGATACACAGGTGACAAGAAACAACTTGCAAGAAACCTATATCTACATGCCGAGTTACTTCGTTCAATTAATAATGATAACAAACTATTTAAAGATGTAACTGTTATTGTTAGTGAAGGTGTTTACTTACCACGAGTAGGGGATGCGAGTCCAGCTGGTGACAATCTTCTCAAGAATGAAGGTCGATTAGTTGTATATCAAGTTGTTGACACTAAAGGTGAGATTGACCATGACCGTACGTTTGATGTTGCGGAGTTTTGGAAAGATTATGCACACTTCGATAAACTTGCTTTGGAATATGATACTCTAGATGTTAATGGTAAATTGAACTCTCAGATTGCTGTTACATTACCTACAGTACCAGAATCTTTTGATATGAGTTTTGGGTATGAAGTGGAGACACTATATAACTTTAACCTTCTTTCGAGTAACGAACTCATCGAAGTCACTGCGTAAAAAGTATATTCTCTCCTCGGCAGCAGTGGCTTTATTATACACTCATTTTTCTGCTTTGTCAAGCGTTTTTTCATGTATAAATAGATAAAACATATTTTAAAGAGAACGCTATGGCGACCAACAGAGTATTTTCAGTAGAAGACAGAAGTCTCGAAAAGTCTAGTGTACTATCGGGAACCAAGAACCGAGAGTATCTTGACATCGACATGTCTCTTGCTGTCCGTCCTGTAACGGGCGACATCTATAATAAGAAAAACGCAAAAGCTGTCATTCAATCAATACAGAACTTATTGTTGACCAACCGTACCGAGAAACCTTATTCTCCGTATTATGGTGCGAATCTCAACAACTTCTTATTTGAATTGGCGCAAGTTGGTTTAGAAGAAGATATTAGAAATACCATCATCGAGAACATTAGAGTCTTTGAACCAAGGGTAGACTACAGAACTGTTGAAGTTATTGTGGACTTACAACCGGATAATAATTCAATCGACTTAACAATTAAGTTCACGATTATCAACACGAATGAAGATGTTTCATTCACAACAAGACTGAGTAGGTTACGATAATGGCAACAACAATCAAATCATCTGCATTAGACTTTCAGGATATTAAGAATAATCTGAAGTCTTATTTGGAACAGAGTGAAGAGTTCAAGGACTATGATTTCGAAGCGTCTGGTCTATCGACCATTCTTGATGTTCTTGCTCACAACACTCACTTAAATGCACTGACAACTAACTTTGCATTGAATGAGTCTTTTTTGGGTACTGCACAATTACGTGGTTCGGTAGTATCTCTTGCAGAAGGTTTGGGATATGTTCCGGGCAGTAGAACATCCGCAAAAGCATATGTTCGTATGTCGTTTAACCTGAATGGTTTGTCGGACGTTCCTGCTAAGTTACAGATTCCTTCGGGATACACGTTTTCTACTACTATCGAAGACACTAACTACACCTTCCAGACCCAAGCACTTATCGAAGCAGAAGATGATGGTAACGGATATTTTGAATTCAAGACATTAGATGGTTTCTCGGACATTCCCGTTACTGAAGGTAAGAGTCGTACCAAGACTTTCTTTGCTGGTGCAGCTGGAGAAGGTACGGTGTACATTGTTCCAGATAAGAACTTGGACTTGGATACTGTTGTTGTCCGTGTGTATGAGAGTGCGACATCAACCGAGTTTACCACTTATACAAACTTAACAGAAGCTACACTAATCGATGCTGAAACTCCTGCATACATTCTAACCGAAACACCTAACGGATTCTATCAGTTATCTTTTGGTAACGGTGTGACTTTGGGTACTGAACCCGAACAAGGTACTAAGATTACAGTAGAGTACTTGAACAGTTCGGGCGAAGACGGTAATGGTGCACGTACATTTGAACCGAATGACCGTGTAGAAGTAACTAATCCGGATGTGGGTACAGGCGAACTACGTTTCCCAACGGTATCTACTACCTCACAATCTTCGGGTGGTTCAGGTAAAGAGTCAATCGAGTCTATTCGTAAGAACGCACCTTTCCAATATGCAACACAGAACAGAATGGTAACTCATGCGGATTATTCTTCGCTTGTTCTGCGTAAGTATGGTTCGCTTATTAAGGATATTATCTCTTGGGGTGGTGAAGATAACTTAGAACCTACATTTGGTGCGGTGTTCATGGCCATCCTATTTAAAGATGGGTTGACTGACCAACTCAAGACAGACACAAAACAATCGGTACTTAATCTTGCACGTGACCTTGCGGTTGCATCATTTGACCTCAAGTTCGATGACCCGATTACCACATATCTAGAAACAACAGTATTCTTCCAGTTCAACCAAGACTTTACTACATTGTCGTTGAACACTATCCAAGAAGACGTGAAGAGAGAAGTCCGTGATTACTTCAAAGATAATATCGGTAAGTTCGGACAGTCATTTAGACGTTCTAACTTATTGACATTGATTGATGATGTATCTCCTGCTATCTTATCTTCACGTATGGACGTTAAGATGCAACAACGTTTCTCACCTACGGCTGGTGTAGAACAAGACTTTGATTTCATCTTCCCGACATCAATCGCAGTACCGGATGACGTTAATTATCGAGTGACCTCATCTAACTTTGTGAAGAATAACCTCACTTGTCAAATCAGAAATAAATTAGAGAGTGATAAATTACAGTTAGTTGCGTTACAAGACAACTTGGTTATTCAAGATAATGTTGGTACATATGATGCAGCTACAGGTAAGGTCAACATTGTTGGATTGAAGATTGACGGTTACTTGGGTACTGCTCGTGAGTTGAAACTTTCGGTGGTTCCATCGAATCAAAGTTATGTAACACCTACACGAAACTATGTTCTTGAGTATGACGACACACGTCTTGATGCACAAGGTCTTTACACTACTTCTCAGAACTAGGATAAGATATGGGTGAGATAGTACAGTTCGACAAAACGAAAAAGGATTTAGGTCGTCGTGACCTAAACCTACGCACGTACGATGTAGACAAGGCAATGCCTCAATACATTGTAGAGAAGTATCCGAAACTTGTCAAGTTACTCGAAGAGTATTATGGTTTTGAAAATGAGAATGAATCTCCGTCAAAACTAATTGACAACTTATTTGAGACCCGTGATATTTCTCAAGCTGACTTGGATTTGTTGACATTCATCGAAGATGAATATCTACTTGGACAAAATTACTTCCAAGGTTTTGATGATAAACGTGCGTCTGCAAAGTATTCAAATACATTGTATCGTTCAAAGGGTACTAAGTATTCTATTTCACAGTTCTTTAGAACTTTCTTTGGTATCGAACCCGATATTGTTTATACCAAAGACCAAGTATTTCACGTGGGTACGGACAAGATTGGACCAGACTCACAGAGATATTTAACCAACGATAAATTATATCAGAAGTATGCAATTCTTATCAAGTCTGAACTTTCGTTGGACAAGTGGAGAGAAGCGTATAAATTATTTGTACACCCTGCGGGGATGTACCTTGGTGCGAACCTACAGATTGTAGGTACCGCAGAATTAGATGACTTGCAGTATGACCCAGGCAAACTCGACCTACCACCAAACGAAGTAGAAGGTGCGGGTGGATTTGCATTTGGTGCTTCTGCACAACACTCAGCTCTTATTGATGTATCTACTGGTAATGGTGGTACTTCTAGGTTCCGTGTTAAATTGGGTCATAATGCATTAGACCCAGCTGGAGATGCTTTGGGAGACCATTCAGACCGTACCATTGAAGATATCGATAACTTGTACTCAAGTGTTGCTGAACTGTTAACAGTTAACTCTCCGACATTGGATGATGATAACTACGTATATGCAGACAGTGATGGTACACGTGATGAGTTTGATGGCGTACGTTCAGGTAGAGGTCTTGACCTATCATCCGAAGAACGTGTTGACCAAGATGTTTGGGTACTTAACCCAGAAATTAATCGTATTGACAACTTGAACCAAGACAGTGATGGATATGGTAACTTGTGGAGTGGAACACCTGTGGGTGACTCTGATAGTGAAATAACCCTAGAAGAGTTGTTGAAACACCACAATAACCCAAGAGATGACTTATAAATAATGTTAAACATTTTAGGTAGGACTTATGGCTAGACAAGCATTAAACCGAGGAACAGAGGCGAATGACGGTACGGGTGATACTCTCCGTACCGCAGCCAAGAAGATTGAAGATAACTTTCTAGAGATTTATCTGAAACTAGGTGACTCTGACAATCTTCTTTCTAACATCGACTTTACAGACGAAGGTCTCGACTTCTTGGGTACAGGCAGTAACAAGATTTCGTTGGTCAATGCGACACCTTCGGGTCAAAAGACGGTGACCATTCCGAACTACACAGGCGAGGTAGTGGTTGATTCTGCGTCTCAAACTCTGTTGAACAAGACGATTACAAGTCCTACCATTGTAACGCCTAAGTTTGCGGATAGTGATGACGCTACCAATACTTTTGATTTAGTTGTCACTGGTACCATTTCTAAAGACACTAATATTAATATCCCTGCACTTTCAGACAGTGATACGTTCATCTTTGCTGATGAAACTCAGACTTTGACTAACAAGACATTGACTAGTCCGACAGTTTATCGTCCGATTATTCAGGGAGATATTCTTGATAGTTCTTCTAACGAACTGATTAAGTTTACGTCTAACGCATCTGCAATCACTTACGTAGAGATTCAGAACCAAGCGACATCATCTCCTGTAGCGGAGACTATCGTGAAGGGTGCGGGTGCAACTAACACTAACCTAAATCTACAAGGTAATGGTTCGGGTGGTGTGAACATTGGTTCAAGATTAGTTCTTGAAACACAACAATTAAACGCTGCGGGTACTATTGACGCAGACAAACCAATTACGATGATTTCGATTGCGGGTACTGCGTCACATACACTTGAAAGTGGAATTACCAGCCAGTATGGTGAAGTTAAGAAAATTATTAACCACGGTGCGGGTACGCAAACCATCAACCAATCTTCAAGTAACCTAGCGGGATACAGTAACTTTACCATGGCGCAGAATGCTGCGGTAGAACTTGTTTGGTTAACAAGTCAATGGTTCGTTGTAAGTACGCAAGGTACCGTGACATTAAACGCATAGGATAGGGTAAAAATATGCCAGTTATTACACAAAGTTTTAAAGAACAGGTTCTTCAAGACATTTTCGACGATTACAACGACTCCGCTAGTAACAACTACTTTATTGGTATTGGTCGTTCAGAAGGTTGGGGAGACAGTGCAGATACTGCAATCGTTCCTAAAACAAGATTGCGTGACGAACGTAACTTCCGTGCCTCACTTCAGTCTGTAA